AACTTGTTAAAGGTACAGTTGATATAGCAGGAGCAATTATTCCTAGAGATAGAAATGTTGCTGGTATTGACATTGATACAATCATTACACCATTTGGTTCAATCGGACTAATGGTTATTGACCCAAGTATCATGCCAACAGGAACTGCTTTCATTTTGGACTTAGCTTACATACAACCAGTATTTACCAATATCCCTGGATTTGGAACTGTGTTCGTACGTGACATTGACCAAGATGCAAACGCTAGAATTGGTAAAGCAATTTATATGGAGATGGGATTCGAGTTCGGACCTCCTTCATACCATTGTAAAATTCAAGCAGTAGCTTAAATTAAAATTGAAGATTAGGGTGGAACTCCACCTCCACCCTTTTCTTCTGCTATAGTGAGGAAGATATGATTAAATCAAAACAAGCCTTAATAGATATATCTGCAGACAACAATAACTCTTTAGGAGTACAAGCTGAAGGTATGTTGCTTTGTGCTGTACAATTTCCTGCAGCTATGACAGGTACTGCTGTAACATTTGATTTTGCACTTGATAACAGTTCATGGGCAGATGTAAAAGAAACAGATGGAACTGAAGTAAGTTATACAGTTTCAGCAGGAGATGTTGTAAGAGTTGACCCTTCAGGTTGGGCTTTTGCTAGTAATGGTTATATCAGAGTTACATCTGATGGTAACGAAGCAGCAGATAGAAGTTTAACATTACACTTTAGACATAGTTAGGAGAACCAATGGCGAATATTGGTAATCTCGTAGATAGAACTTACAGAGAGTATCTAGAACCTATGGATGATATTGTAAGCTATACAACATTAACAACAGGAATAAATGATTCAGTAACATCTGTTGTATTCAATGGCGATTTACTTTCTGTTGAAGAAGAAGATGCTTTAGATGCAGGTTCAATAATTGAAATAGGTCAAGAGCTTATGATATGTACAGACCTCAATACTGTAACAAATACAATTACAGTTACTAGAGGTGCTAGAGGAACAACGGCATCAGCACATAGTGCAGGAGATATTATAAAAATAGCTCCACCATTTCCAAGAAGAAATGTATTTGATGCTGTGTGTGACCAAATTAAAAATTTATATCCAACATTATTTGCAGTAGAAGTTAAATCAATTACATCTAAAACAGGATACATACCATTAAGCGGTTCTACTGATAATCATTTAGTAGCACCAATAAAAGCAATATCGCAGTACACAGATTTCTCTGCAGGTTCAGATGAAACAGGTACAGTGTTTTCTGGTGTTGCAGTAGAGTTAGTAGATTTACCTAATCCATTTACTTACACAGATGCAGATGGTAATTCACAAACAATTACTTACAGTAACAATGGACCTAATAATGTTAAAGCAGTACAAACTTATAATGTAAATGCAGGTCATACAGTCTTTGTTACTTTTAAAAAAAAGTTTGTAACTCCAACTTTAGAAACAGATACATTAGCAACTATAGGTTTAGAAAACGAATATGAACCTATAATTATGGCAGGAGTAGCAGCACAAATGATTGCAGGTAGAGATATACCTACTGCTACTGCTGATTACATAACAGACCAAATGGGTACAAGTAACTTTCCAGTTAACTCTGCTAGTAATATAAGAACATCTTTACTTAGATACCAGTCAGATTTAATTGAGCAAGCACGAAAGGATTTAAGAGCTAGGTATCCAGAACCAGTAACTATTAATAAGATAGCGTATACCTAATGCCTAGAGTAGCTACAACAACAAATATATCCAACGCTAAAAGATATGGATATGATGTAAGAATAGATAACATTTTGCTTCGCTCTGCTATTGGTCCTGGTAGAGAAATGACAATACAATCATCTGGTGTACAAGAACAAGGTATAAATGTAAAACAAAATGCAGAAGACTTTACGTCTAATTTAGGACGTATATATTCAAGAAATGATTTTAGTGGAGGTTCTAATTTAGATACTGCACATAGAGCAAACGGTTCTTCTAATGATGTAAGAAGATTTTGGGATAGTCAAGGTGTAGATGTATTTAACACAGATTTAGGAAAAGGTTACAACGTACAATTACTTCACACTACCGAAAAAGAACAAGCATTATCTTCTGCTGTAAGTCATATGACAGTTGTTGGAACAACTATATATGTATCAGATGATGAAACTTTATATCAGTCTACAAATGGTGGAGATACATTTAGTACAGTTACAGAAGGATTAACTGCAGGTTATCAAATAAAAGGACTTGCTGCACATGGAGATTTACTTTATATCACAGCTAACAATGGTTCAGCAGGTGAAATAGAAACATTAACAAGTGGTGGAACTTCTACACAAAAAATGTCTGCAGCAATATACGATAAAATATTTTCAGTTAAGGGTCAGTTCTTAGTTACAATAGGCAATGCTATACATTCCTATGATGGAAATACAACTGTTGGCTCTGCAATAATTACATTGCCTTCAGGTCAAACTTTTACAGATGTAACTGATGCTGGAGCTGTAGTATTAGCAACTGCTACTGACGGAAGAATATATTCAATTAAAGATGTTAATGGAACATTTACAGCTAAAGGGCAAACAGAAATAACAGGAGAGCAACCTACATGTATAGTAGAGTCGCAGGGTATAGTTTTTTATGGAACTAAAGAAACACAAACTGGTAGCAAAGTTATAGGAAGATTATACCGTGCAACTTTAACTGTTGCAGATGACTTATATGTTTTAGCACAAAATCAATTAATCAAACAATGGGATGAAGATGGAATTGACAATTCACCTAATACACTTTTTACTACCAGAGATAGTGTTTACACAGGAATAAAAGAATCAGCAAGTACAAGTTTTTTGTGGAGATATTATTTACCAACAGCAGGAATAGCAAGATATTATAAAGCTTCGGCTGGTGGTTCTGTTAATAATATTGTAAATGTAAATGAAAAGTTTTTATTTACTGTAACATCTGATGGTGTATACCAACAAACATCTACATTTGAAACAGAAGGTTTTTTAGTTTTATCTGCTGCAGACTTTTTTACTGCAGAAAGAAAACAATTTGTTGGTGCAGAAATATCAACATTTAATTTAGCAGCGAAGACTTCTGTAGAATTATTTTTATCAACACAGTTTGAAGCACTAGATGATTCTAACCATTCAAGTTATGAATTGTCTTTAACACAAACAACAGGAACTGGTGATACTGAAATACAAACAGAAAAGATATCTAGGTATATCGTAGGCAAAGTAGTTTTAAAATCAACAAATGGTGCTAATACACCACAATTAAAATCTGTTCAGATTCGTGCATTAGCAAGACCTGAGTTAGTAGTAGCACAAATACCTATAAATGTATCAGATAGAGTAGAAAGACCAGGAAGAAAACCATTTAAAGTAAAAGGTTTAGGAGATACTTTATACAATACACTTCGTGATAAAGAAGGTGATAGTGTTACTTTAGAATTGTTCGACCCTTCAGAAATTATTAGAGGGGTTGTGGAAAGAATTAGTTACCCAATAAATTCTAATGTTGAAAGAGGAAGTGTAACGCAGTATGCTATAATTACTGTGCGTGGAACTAGACAACCAGTTGTTACTGATATAACAAGCACTGAATTGTTTGGTATACAAGCACTTGGATTTATAAGGTTTGGAGCTTAATGACAGCACAAGAAGTAACATTTAGCAATTTTTATGAAAGCACTATCAGTGCTATTTTAGCATCAGGTGCTACAACAATGACACTTAGTGCAGCACCTACAAGTGATGGAACAGCAAATATAGCTGCACCATATTATTTAGTTATAGACCCTGACAATGCTTCTAACAGAGAAGTAGTTTTAGTAACAGCAGCATCAGGAACATCAGTGTCTGCTGTGACAAGAGATGTAGAAGGTAGGCATGGTACAGCAGGTGTGGCAGCTACAGCTCCTACACATGTTGGAGGAACTACAGTTCGTATGGCAGTTGTTGCAGAAATGTTTGAAGATGTACATGACAGAATTGACTCAGGTTTTGTATTAGAAGATGGAGATACAACTGAAGTAAATATAGCTTCAGGTAAAGAAATTAAGTTTGTAGAAGGTGCTGCAATGGATATTAACTGGACAGATGTTACAGATGGTACAGATGCAGACCCATACGATATGACTTTTTCATTAGATATTTCAGGTGCTACAGATGGTACATCAATAACTGTAGATGTTGTAAATGATTTAATGTTGATATTAGATGCAACAGACAGCACAATAAAAAAAGTAAAAGCTAATCAAGTTGCACCTCCAGTAGAAGTACACCCTTTCTTAGTTATAGGTTGTTAGTATGAGCATGTTAGTAATGCTTAAAGAAGGTGGAACTTTAGTAATAGAAGCAAAAGGCAACACTAAGTTAGATGAAGATTTAGATTTTGCATTAAACGAATCAGGTTCAGGTGCATTTAACTATAGCTTAAGATGGATGTTGTGGTCTAACCATAACAAACTACAATATGGTATAAATGCAGATGAATTGCTTTTGGTTGGTGTATAATATAAAATGAAGTTAATCAATAATTATGGAGATATAAATGGCAAACGCTTATAAAGTCATCGGACAAGTAGCAGATGCAAGTGCTAATGATGTTTCTTTAGTTTCAGACCAAAATGGTGAAACAATAATTTCTACTATTGTAGTCTGTAATAGAGAATCAGCAGAAAACACTTTTAGACTAGCTGTAAGACCTGGTAACGCTACATTAGCAAACGAACATTACATTTCGTATGATGTTCCTGTACCTGCTAATGACACAATCTTTCTTACATTAGGTTTAACACTTGCAGATAATGATACTATTACCTGTGGTGCATCTGATGCAAATGTAAGTTTTAGTGCATTCGGTACAGTAATAACCTAGGAGATTAAATGTCAGTAAAAAGTTCAAGAGGACAGACAATAATGGGTGGTGGTTTTCGTAACCTCACATCTGCTAATGAATATGGTGGTGGTTTTAAAGCTATCGGTGGTGACACTGTAGTTGAAAACAATGGCTATATGGTCCATACATTTAATGCTTCAGCTAACTTTAAAATATTTTATGGTAAAAGAGAAGTTCAATGGCTAGTTGTCGCTGGTGGAGGACAAGGTGGCGGTGCTACTGAAGGCTCACGCTGGGGAGGAGGAGGTGGAGCTGGAGGCTTTAGAACATCTACTTCAACACCATTAGGTACAGGTACATACGCTATCACTGTTGGTGCAGGAGCAACTGGTTGGACTGGTGGAACAGGTAATAGTGGTTCTGTTAGTCAATTTGGTTCTGTTGCACAATCAACAGGAGGTGGAGGAGCTGCGGGAGGTTTTAACTCTACAAGTGGTGGTCAAAATGGTGGCTCAGGTGGAGGTCGTTCTTCAACAAATAGTGGTACTGGAACTGGTAATGCAGGTGGTTACTCTCCTGCTGAAGGTACTAATGGAAATTCAAGTGGTAATGGTGGTGGAGCATCACAAACTGGTAACAATGCTAATAGTTCAGGAACAACAACTAATGGTGGTCAAGGTACATCATCTTCTGTAACTGGTTCTGCTGTTTTTTATGCAGGTGGTGGTGCTAGAGGACAAACAAATGCTTCTGCTGGTGGCGAAGGTGGAGGCGGAGATGGTCGAGGCGATGGAAATGCTGGAGGTGGACAAGCAGGTACTACAAACTTAGGTGGTGGTGGAGGAGGAGCATTCTCTTTCTCAGGAAACCATGGTGGTGGTAATGGTGGTTCAGGAGTTGTTATTTTAAGGTATAGGAAGTAATGGCACATTTTGCTAAAGTACATAAAACAACAAAAGAAGTTTTACAAGTAGTTGTTATAGGAAATGATGTTGTAGACCCTGAATCTACAGGAACAGACAACGAAGCATTAGGTATAGCTCATTGTCAAGACCTATGGGGTGATGGAGTTGATTATGTACAGTGTTCTTATAATAATAATATTAGAGCACATTTTCCTGCCATAGGTGGTTTTTATGATGAAGCCTTAGATATATTTAAAGAACCGCAACCATTTCCTAGCTGGACAACTTTAAACAATACAACAGGAGAATATGAACCTCCTATTGCACATCCTACTAATTACACTGATGTAGATGGTAATTGGCATTGGGATGAAGTAGCACATCAAAATGATACAGCAGACCCTAAAACAAAAGGTTGGGTAGAAGCAGCACCACAAATACCTGAATAAGGTATAATCAATCATGGTGGAAATTAAAATATCAACAGCTAATGAACTAGCATCACTAGATAAAACAATACACCCTCAACCTGCTAAAAACTTTATACCCTCATGGTTTAAAAATATGCCTGTAAAAGTACCACTTGAAAATGCAGATTTTAAAAGTGACCTTATGCCTCATGATAGAACAATAAAAGCATGTCCTTCTATGCACGATGTATTTCATAGTGGAGTTGTATTTGTATCTCCATGTGATGTACATTTATTAGTTGTTAAAAACGAATTTACAGGAGAGTACGATTGTACCTGGCACACACCTAGTAAAGATTATAGTATGGATATTCATAAACATGTACAGATGGCTGACCATATAAAATCTAGTGGTATCAAAGCAGTTTTTAAATACAATTATCCTTTTGGAATGTATGCTCCTGAAGGATACAGTGCATATCAAATGCCTATGCTATATCATTATGAACAACTTAAAGATTGGCATGTGCCATATGGAATAGTAGATATTGACCGACACCATGAACTTAATCCACAGGTAATGTTTACAAGTGATAAAGATGAAATAATTATTAAAAAAGGTACGCCTTTATGTTATTACATTGCATTTAAAAGAGAAGATTACCAGTACAATGTAGTTGAATATAGTGAAGATTTAAGAAAAAAATCTTTATTATCAAGAGGTAATGTATTTACACATTTTAAAAATGGTTATTTAAAAACAAAAAAGACAGGTTCTAATTACAAATGAAGATAGCAATAATAGGCAAAGGAACTGCAGGTGCTTTAGCACTTAATCATTTTAAGAGCTACACCGATTTTGATATAGATTTATATTATGACAGTTCTATACAAGAACAAACAGTAGGAGAAGGTACAACTTTAGATATACCTAGAAACTTACAAGATACTTTAGGTGTAACTTGGGAAGATATAAGAAAATTAAATGGTTCAGTTAAAACAGGAATACAATACAATGATTGGTCACCAACAGATTACTTTCATAGTTTTCCATTACCTTTATCATCTATACATATTGATGCTGTTAGATTACAAGAATATTTAGTTGACATAAATCCTTGTAATCACATAGACAAAAAAATAAATATGGAAGATATAGATGCAGATTATATTATAAACTGTAGTGGAACTCCAAAAGATTTTAAAGATTACGAAGTAACAGATAAATTAAATGTAAATGCTGTATGTATAATGCAGTTTGAACCAACAACAAATTTTGATTTTACTATTGCACAAGCCTTGCCTAATGGTTGGATGTTTGGAATACCTCTTGGAAACAGAACATCTTTTGGATATTTATACAATAAAGATATAACACCTAGGCAAACTGCACAGGTAGAAATGATTGAGCATTTAAATAAAAAAGGATATAAAAATCCTATAGTAGAATATCAATTTGAATTTAAAAATTATTTTAGAAAAGAAAATTATACTGACAAATATTCTTACAATGGCAATGCTTCTTTCTTTTTAGAACCTTTAGAAGCAACAAGTTTAGCTATGGTAAATAACATTAATAGACACACATGGGATTTGATACACAAAAATATTACAGTTGCTGATGCTAATAAAATGTATTATGGATACTTAGAGGAAATTATGGTTGTTATAAATTTACACTATTTGAATCCTATTCATTCAAGTGACTTTTGGGATATTGCAAAAGAGAATAGTCAATGGATATATAAACATGAGGGTTTTAAAAATATACTTAAAAATTTAGACACTGTAGATTATTTTGTTAATGACTTTGGTACATGGACTAAAGAAAGTTTTATACAGAACATTGAAGGTTTGTCATTAGATTTGTAGCACTAGATAAACAACTAGAAGACTACCCAATACAAAGATATTCTAAAGTTATAAACTGGTTTAAAGATATACCAAAAGATTTTAATGGTAATAAAACTGCAAGAACTTGTCCAGGCATAGGAGAATATCTATCTATGTCTTACGCTTTGTTATGGAACTTTGATTTAGAAATAGCAGTTACAGATTTTAATTTTCAACATGGTGGAAATAACTTGCCAGTAAAAGATATTAGTTGGTTTGAATCTAATCAATATGGTGTGTATACACCTGAATCAAATAAAAAAAATAATATGTTAATTAAAATAGATACTTTATGGGAAATTTATGGTGATGGTAAGATGTTAACAGTAGACCCTTTTTATAATTATGAATCTACTTATCGTACTGTACCTGGAGTTGTAGACCCTAAGAAAGCTAACAACATAAGCGTTTTACTTGAACCATACAGCGACACAATAAATATTAAAAAAGGTGATGTTGCATGTTTGTTTATACCATTAAACCATGAAGATGTAAAAGTTGTGATATAATCCTACGATGGATTATTTAGTGGGTTTTATTTTCGGATTTTTTATTAACAAGTTTGTAACTTGGTTAGATAGATTTGCAACTCCAAATGTACCAGAACATTATACGGAAGATGATTGGGATTGGATTGTATGAATAATGGAAATGGATATACAAACAAAGAACTCTTAAATATCATTATAGAAACACAAGAAAAAACAAATGAAAGAATAGATTCACTACACGAAAAAGTGAATACTAAAATTTCAAGACAAGAACTAAGCGGTTGGTTAGTTGCAGGTTCTGCATTGGTGGTGTTGGTCAACGCTCTAATGTAGGAGGTTATATGGAATGCTGTGGACACGGCTGCTGCAATGGTGGTTAGTAATATCGTTAGTATTAATGCCATTACAGGCATTAGCTGACCATGTTCCTACACAACCTGCATATAATCAATCAATAGCTTTAGACACCACTACAGGTGATTTAACTATTGGTATATACACATCTGATGGATTTGAAGATAGTCCTCCAGAAAAATATACAATATGGTTTACGATAAGTGATACAGATATAGATACATCTACTGCTTATTGTATATCTACATCATTCGGACATACAGATAATTTAGTTTGGAACTATCACGTTTTTTCTTTAGAAGATTTACAAACATATTTTGAGAATCCTTATGGTACATTCAGAACAAAGATAAGGTCTGATAATGACACAGACCAAAGTTACAGTACATTAACATTGCAACAAACAATAGAGATACCTAATCAATTACCTTTTATAAACTTAGGGGAATGGACTGCACCTACAAATACTTGTACAGATACAAGTACAACAACTACAACTACAAGTTCTACAACAACAACTGTGCCTGAAGAAACTACAACAACTACAAGTAGTACGACTACTACTACAACTTTACCTCCAAAGCCTGAACCACCACCACCTGCACCTGAACCGGAACCTGAACCAGAGCCTATAGAAATAGTTATGGATGATGGAACTGTATCTGAATATACAGAAAGTGAAGTAGAAGATGGTACAGTAGAAAGAGATAATGAAAGAGCAAAAAACGAAGAATTATATGGTGTTGCACTTACTGATGAACAAGTAGCAAGAGGAGATTTAGATAACTATGACATTGAAATTATTGAAATTGAAGAAGAAGATATGGAAGAAATCGGAGAGGAGTTTTTTGATGATGATATTGTATCTATTGAGTTGGAAAATGAACTTATTGAGGAAGAATATGTTGAGCTTACTGAAGAAGAAGTTGAAGAACTTGAACGAGAGATGGAAAGAGATGTTAAGAAACTTGAATATGAAGAAGATATTGAGTTCTTGGAGTTTGAATCTGAAGAAGAAATGGATGAGTACATAGATACAATCATAGAAGTAGAAGAATATTTAGAGGATCTAGAAGAATTTGAGTTTGTAATTATAGAAAATATAGATGAGATTGAGATAGATATGATAGACTTTTACATAGAAACAGAGTTGTTTCCACCTTCTGAAGAAGATATACAAAAAGATTTGGAAGAAGTACAGGATAAAATAAATGATGATATTGATGATTGGGATACAGAGTTTGAAGAAGTAGAGATAGATGAGTTGGACAAAGAAATACCTAGAGATGACAAAGAGAGAGAAGATGAACTTCAAGATGAAAAGGTTTTTGTTGAGCCAATACAAGAAAATATCAAAGAAGAAGTAGCAGAACTAGAAGAAGTTATAGAAGAAATAATAGTTATTGATATACCAGAGGTTACAGAAGAAGAACTAGAGGAATATACAGAGGAAGAACTAGAGGAATACGAAGATGCAAAAGAAGAAGCCATTGAAGTATATGTGCAAGAACTCGCAACCGAAGAAGTTGTAGAAG